ATCCCCAGACAGAGTGAGCTTGTGGGTGTGATTGTGGAACTCTTCCTGAGTGACGGTGCCTTCGGGGTTAACCTGGACCTCAATCGCCTCAATGTTCATGACTGGCACCATCATGCCAATAATGAACTGGGCTGCCATGTTCGGGTTTTCGGGGATTTGAGAAGGGCTATACGCCGCATACACGATCAGGTTGCCGCTGGCATCCAGCAGACCAAATTCGCGCAGCCATTTACCACGATGGTCTGCCTGGGGGATGTAGTTGATACTCCCGCCCAAAATGGCATCCTCGGCCACCCCGTTATCCAGCAGTTGGCGATGGAACTCCCGCACCAGCTTGGTCACAGATGGCTTGATCTCAACGGGGTTGCCGCCTCCGTCGCCCAAGGCCATTTTGGTGATTACGACGGTCTTGCCTGCCTGGTACGCCTCTTCGATAAGTTGAGCGCCGACATCCGTCAGCACTCCCGCCAAATTAGTTGTCATACATCCTCACCCAAGACCATCATTTTCATGCAAACATTCACCACAACAGGCAGATACATGCCTGCTTTCATCGCTATCTTCGGGCGCAAGGTCCAGTGCTGGGAACCGCGTTTGTTACTCTCAACCAACGCATACACCTGGTTATAAAACGTGGCATCAATGGCTCGCCCGGTGTCGGTGGCCACATCGACCACAAACGTGCCGCGTGGACCCTCTGGCGTTTGCTGGTGCCACTCCCTGACATCTCCCTGGTAACCCGTCAGGGCCAACGCCCTTTTTACTGCCCAAGGGGTGCCTTTGTAGCGAAACAGCAACAGCGCCTCTTTCACCACGGCCCGTTTCTGGGACTCCGGCCAGGCGTCATCCCATACGTCCACCCGCCACTGCCAGGCAAGCCAGGGTAAAAAGCTTGGGTGACAGTTGTCGATATCACGAACATGCAACCCCGGCAGTGCCTGGCGCAGGGAGCCCAGTTCGTCGGCGGTCAGCTGGCTCAGGGTGCGCAGCTCCAGTGACTGGCGCAAAACAGACGGGATCAACATCAGCAATCGTCTCCTCAATAACATGGAGCCATTGTGGCTATCTGTTCGCGGGTGCGATGCCCAAGGGCATGGGCCGTCGGCGCAGTGCATTACCATCCAGTCAACAACAACGCCTGGAGGCACCATGAAACAACCACTGACCGATATCACAATTGCCAAAATGATTCAAAAGCACGACATCTGCCCGTTGCCCTACGACATCAACTACCAGGGTCGCAAGCTCAATGCCGCCCGTCGCCTGCGTATACCCAAGGTGCGTGATCGCATCGAGGCCGTCCGCTTCGCCAAAGACAGCTTCGGGTTTGAGGCATCCGATGCCGTCCTTGCCGGGGTGGCGGCCAGCGTCCTGGTTTTCGGCACCCTGGTGGAGACCACCACGGATGAGGGCGATCAGGTCACGCTGGAAGATGAACTGCCCGTACCGGTGGATGTACTCATCGACCAGCTCGAATATGGCGATTTCCAAAACCTGAGCTACTTGATGGGAAAGCCTCGCCCCTCCTCCGAATCACCGAGCGACACCTCAAAAACGCAATCCGAGTCCTGACGGACGGGCGGCAAGGTCGCGCCACCTATCGCGAAGTCCTCGACATGACTTGGCCTGAACTCATCTTTCTCCTTGAGGTAATGCTTGATGAACGGAAATAACTTTGCCCTTGCGCTGACGGTCGGCATTGAAGACCTGTTCACCCAGCACAAGAAGCGGATCGAGAAAGAGGCCAAGAAACTCGAACAGGATTTTAAGGGGCTTCAAAAAACCGCAGGGGACGTGACCGAGTTCCGCCGTATGCAGGAGGGGTTGGAGCAGCTGGGACGTGAGTCAGGCACCACCAGCCGGGAATTCCAACAACAGGAGCAGCAGCTTCAACAATACGCCTCGGCCTTGCGGCGGGCCGAGGTCAACATCAGCAACTTGACCCAGGAGCAACGGCGACTCAACACCCAGCTCAAAGAGACCGAAGAGGCCGCCAAAAGCATCAAGTCCCTGGGGGAAGGGATGGATCAACTGGTTGGCAATGTGGTGGCAGGAGGTGTCGCCTATGCCGCCGCCCAGCGAGGACTCAGCACGGCGCAGCTGGAGCATCAGGCAAACTTTCGCACCGGCAAACCTGCCGGGTTCTTTTCCAGCAGTGCTGAGCGTGATTGGAAGAATCAGGCCGTCAGGAATATTGGGGTCACAGAAGCTGAAGCGCTGGCCGCTCGGGAGGAAACCATCCGCCTGGGTGTCGATGACAAGACCGGGCGAGATATGGCCAGCAGAGCGTTAGCCTTAAACAGAGCCATGCCTAACTCCGATGTGCAGGAGATCCTTCGTGCAACCTATCAAACACAGCAAGCGTTCGGAGTAAAACCGGAGGAGGCCTCTGATCTGATCTATGGGGTCTACACCCAAGCGGGTGATCGATCCAATGACCTGCTTGATACCTTCAACGAATACGCCCCCCTTGTTGCAGAACTGGGGCTCAGTGCCAAACAGTTCAGTGCACTATTAGCCGAAGGGATGAAGGGGGGAGCGTTCAACTACGACAAAATTGCCGACGGTATAAAGGAGGCCATTAAAGCTCGTTTCTCTGATGCAGGTGAATTGAGCAAAGTTTTAGGGAGTGGAAAAACCCCCGGTTTGATTGAAACGATAGATGACCCAAAGGTACGTCAACAGTTCAAGTCTTTCCTTGGTCAATATCGTCAAGCGAATGAAAATGGCGGTGATAAAGTCACGCCATTTTTGAATGCGTTACAAGCTGGCGTAGAGCTATATTCGAGCGATCCAAACAAAGCAAAACCAATCTTAGAAGCTCTTTTTGGCACCATGTTTACTGAAGATGTCTCGCTAAAATCAGTGCAAGGAGTCATCAATGGGATAAAGAACCCGGATGCCACTCTGGGCAACTATGATGGCCAGTTGGATAAAGGCCTGAAAGAGAGCTTCAGCCCGTTTGAAGATCTGACATCGAGCTGGGAGGCATCCACCACCCGGTTCTATGAAAGCGTGGCAGACTTCTCCAGTGCCATTAGCCCACTGACCGGTCTATTGGCAAAGGGGCTGGATAAGGGCGGTAATTTTATTGCCGAGAACCCTGGTACAACCTTGGCCGGAACTGCCGCCGCCATGCTGCTTGGCAAAGGCCTTGTGGTCGGTGCATCCCGTAAAGCTCGAACCACGATTACAGGATGGTTCTCGGGCAAAGAGGGCGCTGCCACAAAAGAGGCTGTAGAGGCAATGGCCAAAGGAGCCCCTGCCGCAACCGCCACCAGTAATAAGATGCCAAGCTGGATGGATCACCGCTTATCTGGTGCCCCGGTGCCACCTCCGGCCACCAGCGGGGGATGGTTGCAATCCCTTAAAGAGGGAGCAGGTAAAGCCCTGGGTGGCAAGGGGGGTAAGATGCTGGGGTGGTTGCCCGCCCTGCTGTTTGGTGGAGCACAGATCTACGATGCTGCCCAGAACGGAGACAGCGACCAGTTGATCACCACCACTGCCGGAGTCGGCGGATCACTTGCGGGTGGTGCAGCGGGGGCTTATGGCGGGGCAGCCTTGGGCACAATGATCTTGCCTGGGATCGGCACCGGGATTGGTAGCATCGGTGGCGGCATCCTCGGTGCCATCTTGGGGGAAGAAGGCGTCAAGGCAATCACCGAGGGAGTGATGGGGTGGTTTAGTGACGGTAAGAACGGCACCCAAAACGACGCAGACAAGGAGATGGAGCGCCTCTTGCAACCCATGGCCAAGAGTGCGACCACCAGCACCCCGACCACGCCGCCCCCGGTGCAGATTGCCCTGAGTCATCAGTTGGCCATCTCGGTCACCCCCGACTTTACCAATGCCGCCGATATTGAGGCCGCCATCATCCAGGCGATGCGCAACAGTACCCCGGAACTGGTACAGGAGTTGAAGGATACGCTGGAGCGAGTGATGCAAAGCATGGATTACGCTCAACCATCCTCGTGATGGATTCCTGAGCAGCACACGGACGTGCTACCATCCATGAATTCAAATGAATCATGGGAGCGTGAGATGCGTAAGATAGCTATCAGCCTGTTTGGTATCGCTATAGCCTTTCAGACAATGGCTATTGATGGTTACAACTCTTCTCTTCGAATCGGAATGAGCAAGCAAGAGTTAATCGACTCCAACATCTGTAACTTTAGAGATAAAGAGTTCAGAACGTTAAGGTGTAATGATTTCCGGCTCAAAGGCGAAAAGGCCAATCTAGAGACGTACTTCCTCAAGGGGGGCGTAGGATTGGACTACGTTAGTGTCATTATCCCTAGTGGTGTAACCGTTGATGATGTTTACCAAGATTTGGTAACGAAATATGGTAAGCCGAACAAAATAAAAACGGTCGAAGAACATGGCGGCAAATACGAAAAATTCATCTTTGATGATTACCATGCAGCACTAAGAAAAATAACGCAGGATAATGGAGATATATCAGGCACTCTTTACTTTAGAAGTGACTATTATTTAAAGCAGATTAACCCTGACAAAGAATAATAAAGAAAACCCCGATTATCGGGGCTTTCTTTATTCTCGCGTCAACGCTTGAGAGGCCGCCTGTAACGCCGTTCGCTCTGCATCGGTGATCCGGCTCACCGCAAACACGTTCCCGCTGTCATAGGCCAGTGCCCGGCCCCAGAGCCACCCTCCTGTCACGGCCTCAAAAAACCACACCTCCGCTTGCCAGTCATCGCCCACTTGCCCCAAGCCGAACGCCACATCGCTACTCTGGGCGAGCGTCGTGGCCACGGCCTGTTCTGCCTTGCCAAGGTCTGCTGCCGTCAGTACCGAGGCCGATACCTTCTGGGCACTCAAGGCCCCCAACCGCTCCACCAGCAACGCCTGGCTTTGCGCCTTCGAGTAGGCGGTGATGGCGGGCACCAGGTCAAAGGCTTGCGCCTGGCTCATCAGACTGCCTGGCAGACGGTGCAGGGTCTGGGTCGGTGAGCTGGTGAACTGATGCTCGGCGGCCATGGTCGGGGTGGCTGATACCCGTTCATCCGTGACCTGGGCTGACCGGCGTTTTACCTGCTCAGGCAGGCGTTGGTATTGGCTTTGCCCCAGGGGGCTGACCGTGGCCCGGCACTTGTGATGGTTGGGGGGCCAGTATTTGCGCCAGAATGGATCGCCCTTTGGCTTCACCGTCCGGTCCAGGTGGCGACACAGCTTGGTGGTGCCGCTGTCCATCACCGAGAGGTAAATCAGGTACTCCACCAGATCGTTGTTCTCAACCTGTGACCAACGTCCGGCGCTATAGGCCGCCATCATGTTGTTGCGATAGTGCAGCTCCAGATACCAGGGATTGACCGGGCTCACCCCGGCTTGCTCCAGGTACTGGCCGACCTGCTGCATGGTCTCGCTGGCCGACTGCCCCTGGGCAAGGGCAGTGGCATAACGGGCCTGCACATCAGCTACCGCTTGTTCCGAACTGACGCTGGCGACGGTAAAGGCCCGCAGGCGCATCTGGGCATCGAGATCCCGATATGCCTTGCTGGTGAGCGGCACCTTACTCTCCAGATAGGCCAGCGCCTCTTTGAACGGCACCTGGGCGGGGGCCTCTGCCAGTTCCACCGTCTCGTTGATGAGCTGCTGCACATGCCAATGGCCATAGAGCCAGGCAAAGCGCATCGCATCGGTATAGGCCATGGCATAGCGCTGCTGGCTCTTGTCGGTCACCACCTCCGGCTTGGTCAGGCGAGTGGTGATCTCTTCACTGAGTGCGCTGGCCGTCACCGTCAGCAGTTGCTGCTCAATCTTCTCCAGGCGAGTGAGCGCCTGTTGCTCCTTGCGTTCCTGCTGGCTTAAAGACATAGCAAGGGCCCTGCACCAGGGTTGGAGAGGGTCATCCCTGCCCCGTTCCCACCGCTTTGCTGTGCCTTCACACGTTCTTCAAAGGCCTTTTCATCAAACACCAGGCGCACCTGCCCATCCTTACCGTTAAGCGAGAAGATCCAGCGCAGCAGGGTGGCATTGAGACAGCCAAACACCATCTTGAGATCCCCGATGGCGATACGCAGCGCCGCCCGTTCGTGCACCTCCCCGAGAGACCTGGAGCCATATTGCTGGGTGTTCGAGGTCAGGGTCTGGCCGGTGATCCGCTTGCTCATCTTGGTGTCATAGTGACGAATGACCTCCAGCAGCTCCTGGGCCTTGCCGCTGGCAGTCAGCTGGATCACCTGGTCAACGTTAGACAGAGCCACCCCTTCGCCGGATTCGAGACCCGCCAGGGCGGCGCTGACAACATCCAGCTCGGTGACGTTGTTAGCTTTGGCCAACGCAATGACCGAGGGCACCGAATATTTCTGCCCCAAGCGCTCCAGCTGGGCGACGTGGGTCCACTTGACCTGCCAGATAGGCCAAACACTCTCCAGGATAGAGATGCCATAGGGGCGCTCCTTGGTGGCCTTACGGCGCACCGGGATCACTTTCCCTTCAGCGACCAGGGCAAAGCCGCTGCCACCGCGAGGGGCGTAATAGACCTGACCCCGATCATCAATACGAAACAGCCTGGAATGGCGGCGCTCGATGCGCACCGGACGCCAGGGGCCGGTGCTCTGGTCCCACTCCACCTCCAGCGGGTTGAAACCCCACTCGGCAGCGCACAGGGCATCTTCCAGCAGGGTCTCCATATCCAGGCGCTCTAGGAGCTGCTCGGCAAAGGCCACATCGTCAGGCAACCCTTCCAGATACCAGGGCAGGGTCATGGCGGCGGCGTGGCGCAGTTCGACATCAGAATCCACCTCCTCATCAAGGAGCATGGCATCAATGGCACCCCAATAGGGGTCGAAGGCGTGGGAGGCCTGTGCCCCCATGGACAGGGGGGCAGGATAGTAATCGGTGAACAGGTTACCGGAAGCGGTTAAAGGGGTAACCAGGGATGATGTAACTCGCTTTTGCATCTTTGGTACTCCTGGCACTGGTGATGCTGGCGCTCGCGCTATCACCCGAGCCGTTGAGGCCGAGCAGGGCATTGATAAGCGCCTGCGCATCCTCCTTGTTTTTGAAGAAATTCGCGTCGAACTCAGACTGACGGCCCAGCTCATAGATAGCGCGCTGCACCATCGCCTCGGACAACACCGCTTGCTCATCCGTGGAATAAGGCCGTGCTAGTGCATCGGCCTTGGAGAGAGTGATGAAGGCCCAGCGGGCAGCAGACTGGCAGGCGGTCAGGGCAGCCTTCTGGCTATCGTTACCGGCTGGGCGGGGTTGAATACCGCCGCTGGCGCTGCCGTTCTCCCCGGTCAGGGAACGATAAATCTGATCGTCCAGCGCATCCCGGATAAGGGCCGGGCTCACCAGTGCTCGCAGCTGTGCCAGTTGCATGGGGGCTCCTTACTTGGCCGGGGCCAGCACCGAGGACCAGCAGATGGCCTGCACCACCGGGGCGGGCAGCGGTTTGGAACGACCGACCACCTCCATCCCAGACGGGTTCTTTTTCACTTCCTGAGAGGGATAGAAGGGCATCGGCAGCAGGCCGTTTTCCATATCATCCAGCGCCAGGTAGTAGAGACTGTGCCCCGCGTTCTTGTCCACCATGCACAGCTTGTGCTCATCCACAGTGCGGGTCATGGTGCGCCCTTTGCCGCGATAGACGCTGCTTTCCAGCTGTACCGAATAGCCGCCGACCGAGACTTCGTTCTCCGATACGATCTTGACCTGGACGATGTTGGACTTGGATTCATCGGCCAGGGCCACCAGCTTGCTAAATGCTTTGCGGCCCGCCAGCGACACCGTGCTGTCACCGTAACCCTTGGCCTGAAGTTGGGAGTGCATTTCAGTCAGGGTATCGTACACATGCACGATCTTGGCACTGGCCGCATCCCACAGGGTATCCGGGGTGTAGATCTGGGTTTGACCAAACTCCACTTCGTATTCATCAAAGCCCTGGTCAGTCTTCATCGGGTAGCTGATCTCCCCGGTCAGCCCCTGGGCACACAGGGCCTCGGTCGAGCGTTGGATCGCGTCCAGCATCTGGTTGATGCGCCCTTCAATAAAGGCCTGCACCGACTGGTTGCTGACCATCTTGAGGTTGTTGATTTCGCTTGCGGTGAAAAAGTCCGAGACCTCGAAACCCTGCACATCAATGGAGGTCAGGGTGCCGCGCCCCTGGTCCAGGGCAAACGCCTGGCTACCACGGCGCACCACCGGTACGTTGGTGAGGGTACGTTGCAGGTCGGCCAGGGTGATGGCGGCAAACGGGTGTTGCTTGCCCTCTTCGCCATAGACCAGCTTGCGGATGCGCTGGGGCACCGGTTGGCGCTTGGCCATCTGCCCGGCAATGGCTTGTGGGGTCATAAAGCTGCGGATGAGGTCGATAATTTCCATGATGGTGTTCCTATCAAAAAGAGGTAATGAAGCGTTGAGTGGGCAAGCCGGGGGTTAACCCCCCCAGCTGTCCTCGGGATAGAGGCCTGCGGCCATCAGGGTCAGCGCTTGCGCCTGGGTAAGCCCTTGGCCGCCGACGGTGACGGCATCGGCGCGGTAGCAGCCATGCAGCAACGCCAGCACACTGCCATCCCCAGCCTGCGGGGTGTTGAGCGCAATGCCCATCATCGGCAGCGCCACGGTGGCGGGGGCAGGATCTGCGCCAGGGGTGACCGGCACACTGGCTTCACCATCCCACAGGTCGGCCCCGTCGGTGGTGATGTGCAGCGGCTTGCCCGCTTCAATGTCAGCCCATCCGGCCTTCAGGGCGATGGAGTGAATGATCGGCGGGTGTCCTGCCGCCACGATGCTGCTCAGGCGCAGCTCGGCCTTACGGGAAAACTGGGTCATGATGATGTCCTTAATCGATAACTACGTGGTCTTAGCCGAGCCTTAGAACTTGGAGACGCGAGCCACATCATTGAGGTTCAGTTGCTGTTTGTTGCCCTTGTCATCGGCAAACTCCAGCGGCTGCCCCAGCGGCGATGGCTTGTTCGGGGCCACTGTGCGGGCATTGATGGTGGCCTTGACCGTGGCAAACAGGCCATCTTCGGCGTTGTTGCACAGCTCGACCGGCTCGGCCTTTTGCAGCATGGTCAAGAGCGGCTTGAACTCGGCTTCACCCCAGCCTTTGGCGTTGGCCAGCTCGGTGGCCTGGGCAATGCGATCCGACTTCACGGTCTCTTGCATGGTCTTGAGCTGGTCACGGGCTTGCGAGTCCACCAGCGGCTTGTTCTTGTCCTGCTCACCCGGCTTTTTGTCCTTGTTCGGGTCATCGGTCTGGTCATCTTTATTGCCATCGTCTTTGCCGCCCTTCTCCAGCTTGTCCAGGCGTTCGGTCAGGGGCTTCATCTGTTCGGCCAGCACCTCTTTCATGGCGGCGGCCAGCTCTTCTTTGGTCATCTCAATGTCCTCTGTTTGACTATCTGAAAAGGTCAGCACTCCCGAGAGCACCACCATCTGTTCCATGCCATCGCAGGAGAGCTCCACCAGCTCCCGCGTTTCGGTCTCAGCTGCCGGGGGCAGTTGCCCCAGGGCGGCGACGTGGTGCAGGTAATAGCCCTTGCCATCCACGGTTGGGTAAATTCCAGCGCTGAAGCCCTCAAACTTGCCCGCGTCTTCGAGCTTTTCGAGTTCGGGGGTGTAATGGAGCTCCACCACCAATTCGGTTTTCCCTGGTACCCGGCGACTGGGCTCGGTGCGGGGGTTGTCTACCCGCCCGAGTGCTGCCACCTTGTCCGCCCCTTGAGCAGGGTGCCCCAGGGTGATGGGGGGACGGCCATCACCGGACCAGCGTTTCACGATGTCCCCCAGCATGGCCTTGGTGACGGTCTTGCCGTTTTTCTGCACCCCGTCACCGACCAGGCTTAACGTTCTTACTCGGGCCATGGGGGCTCCTTAAATCGTGATGGTGACGCCATAGCTGCCGCTGTCGCCGCTCGGCTCGATGATCCCGTTCGGGATGTCGATGAGCAGCGCGGTGCCACTTTGGTCAGCCACCTCGATAAACAGCACCGAGATCTCGATGTTGTAGGGCTGCGGGTCATCGCTGTAGGTCGGGGTGGGCGGGTTGAGCACCCATCCTTTGATACGGGTGCTGGCCCCACCCACGGTGCGGGTGCCGGTGTCGGTATCGAGAACCCGCACCGTGCCGGTCATGCGCAGCTCCACATAGCCATCGTTGCGGGTCAGTTGGCGAATATCGGCCACCGACAGGCTGTTGAAGTTGAGCTGGGCCTTGATGGGCTCCACCTTGCCGGTGGGCACCTCGACGTTGCCAACGCCCCCGAGCCCGCCCACGTTGGTGGTCTTGCGGCGGATATCGCAGGACGCCTGCGAGACTCGCCCGATATACATGGTGTTATTGAGGAACACCGACTGGTCACGCCAGACAACGGACTTTTCGGTAGCCATCAGTTACCCCCTACCAGTTTCTTGAAGGCCTCTTCCAGCCCCTGCACGTAGATCTCGGCATCCATCATGATGTGCTCGGTGACCATCGGCGGGGTGAAGCGGTATTTGAAGCGGATGATCCCCTGGGCCAGGTTCGCCAGCGGGTTGGCGCTTACCTCAATCCAGCACTTGCCATCGATAAGGGCGCTGCCAATCTTGGAGCGCAGGAAGTCGTTCACGCTGTCCTGTACCCGGCCCAGCAGCGTGCTTTGCAACTGGTCAGGACGGGTGAACATCGGACGGTCCAGGAACTGCATCACGAAATACTCGATAGACTCTTCAATCACGTCAGCGGTACGCCGCCAGCACAGAAAGGTCATCGGGTCGGTCTTGTCCGGGAACGCAGTAGAACGGTTACCGAACGCGAGCCAGCCACCATAGTTGATGAGGGTGGCAATGCCGTTGGCGTTGAGGTAGTTCACCGGGGTATCCCGCTCGTTGATGATGAACTCCAACTCATGCTCGGTGCCGACCACATCCCCGAGTTTGAGGTTGGACGGTGAACACCAGTAACCAGAGCCGCCTTGAATACCGGCCAGGTCTTTGTCTACCTGGGCAATCAGGCCTGCCCAGGAGGGGGCAGCCCAAGCGACCGTGGCGGCGGCATCGGCATCCAGCACCTTGGGACGTGGCCACAAGCAGAAGATCCGCTCATCACTCATCGCTTGTTTGGCCAGACGAGCGGCCTCCGGGGTGCTGACCCCGGCAGGCACGTCCGCCAACCAGGTCATGCGCAGCTTGCGCGCCACCGGCAACACCGCGCCGCTGGCACCAGGTTTGTGCATGATGCCGGGGGCCAGGCCAATCTTGGGGTTAAACCCAAACTTGGTACGGGCCTTGAGCAGCATCGGCACCGCCTCGATAAAGGCGGCCAGTAGCGCATCGGACGGCTTGGCCACGGTCAGGGTGCAGGTCAAGGTCACGGGCGCCCAGGTGGCATCCCCGGCCAGTTCAGCAGTGAGCTGGGCCGTCCCCTCCTTGACAGGGGTGACTAGGCCCGTGGCATCCACGGTCGCAATGGCCGGGTTGCTGCTGCGCCAGACCACCGGCAGTCCCTGGCTGCCCACTACCATCAGGGCCAGCACGCTGCCAAGATAGGCGGTCTGGACTGAGCTGGTCAGTGCGGCCCCGGTGGCGGTTTTGCCTGCATTCGGGTTGGTCTGCGCCACGGTAACGGTGCAGGTCAGGGTATCTCCTTCAAAGAAGTCGTTACCGGTGACGGTCAGGGTAATGGCCACCTCACCTGCAGTGAGGGGGGTCAGCACGCCGGTAGCTGCATCAATGGTGGCCACAGCTTCGTCATCGACCGCCCAGGCCAGCCCCAACCCATTGGGGTTGTGCATGACCACCGGCAGCCCTGCGCCGTCATCAATGAAGGCCTTGACCGTGCTGGAGCCCAGGATGACCCCACTTGGGCCTTTACCATCGGGGGTCTGGAAATCAGCGTCTTTGCCAAGGGGGACGCCAATCACCGTGTTGTACGGGGTGTAATAGGTGTGTACCCGGCGCAGGGTCTCCAGGATGGAGCCTGCCCCATAGGCGACCTTGGCCTCGTCCAGGGTACGGGTCAGGACCATCTGTTTGGGCGCCGCCAGGTCGCTCGTGCCAAACACTGCGATGATCGAGCTGGCAATCTCGTTAACAGGGACCGGGCCACTGACGGTTTCCACCGTCTCGACTCCGTGAAGAAATGTCGCCATGGGTTCCTCCTTATAGCGTCAGGAGGAGAATACGCCGCAAAAAAAATGGCCGGTGCCCAAGGGCAGCGGCCAACACATCAGGGAAACGCTATTCAGTATTCAGGCAACCAGCAGCATGTTTTCCAGGGTGCCCGTACTGCGCAGGCGATAGACCAGTTGCAAGGTCACCACGCCCTCGGCGGATTGCTCCACGGTCTGGGCCTGTCGGTGTACGTTGACGCGCAGCAGCTGCACCCTCGGCTCATAGCGGGTGACGGACTCCAGGATCGCCACGATGGCCAGTTGCAAGTGCCAGTTGGTGCGATCCAGGTACGTGACCAGATCGCAGCCGTAGTTCGGGTCCCAAATCTTCTCCCCCTTGCGGGTGCGCAGCAAGACCCCGAGGGACTGCTCCACATCCTCCTTGAGGGTCAGGTTGCGCCGCCCCCAACTCTTCAGGTGTAACCCGTACATCTCCACCCCCTTCAAAACGCTTCAAATCGCGTTCAAATTCATTCAAGAAAAAATTTGTGTGCCGTCGCACCGTATCCGCTTAGCCTCGCTCAAAACGCGATACAGACCGCCTCACGACATGGGCACATTAGGCTTGCCAGCCCCGTTATCGGGATGGCCATGTTGGTTGTACTGCGAACGTATGGTGGCCATGCTGCCGGTCTCGTCATTGACCGCCTTCGCCTGGACGGTTTCGGTGACCTTCAGGCTCTTGCTGATGGTCACCTCGCCATCGATGTCCAGATTGGAGACCAGGCGGGCCCCCTCGGGGGTCATCTCAAAGAGCTGGCTACCACCGGGCATCGAAAACCGGAATGTGTGGCTCTCTTGGTCATAGGTACACCGGGCCCCATCATCGAACTCGACCCCGAACACCTCCGGATTATCCTGGAACGGCGTATCGGTGGCGTTATAGAGCGCCCCCAGCACGTAGCCAGTGCGCATGTCCCCAAGCGGGGGAAACAGGCACAGCACCTGCTCCCCCTCCTTCAGGTTGCAGCTAGTGCGCACCCCAAGGGAGCGGCGGGCCAGTACCCGCAACCAGTCACTTTCCATCTTGTCGTGGGAAGGCAACACCACCTTGACCCGCTGGCCAGCACCTTCGACCTCGGTCACTTCCCCCACGCAGATGACGCGCATCAACCGTGATAGCAGGTCGGCCCCAACCTCTTTGGCCTTCATCAACTGCTCGATCATCTAAACCGCCCTCCCAGCCGCTGAGCAAGCCCCGCTAGGCGCTGCGCCGCACTGACCACTTGCCGCTTCCCAATCACTACCCCGGCAGTGAAGGTGCTCTCCAATCCGCTGATGCACATCTCCAGCGCATCCGGGCAGTCATCGTGCCCTCTGGGGTAGTTCACCAGCATCTCCTTGAGCAGGGTCTGATCTTCTTGTAGCAGCAGGAGGCCGTTCTCAAACAGCGGCGCCAAGGATTTGATCCGTACATGCTTGTTGCCCCCCTTGAAGGGGCGCAGCGGCAGACGCAGGCCCTGACGGCTGCCTTCACGGGCCACCTCCCGTTTGTAGATGGCCTGGAACTGGACAGTTTCAAAGTCGATGAAGTCCGGGCGAAACAGCCGGTACACCTCACAGATACGTTTGGCCAAGGCCAAGTCGCTCTCTTTGAACCCCCGACAATAGAGCACGTAATAGAGCCCGGTGGGCCGGTGCTTGGCCACCACAGCAATGGCCGAATAGTCCCCCGTGGTCTTGCCTGTCGCCGGATCTACCGCCATCCCGATGGTGCAATCGCGCAGGGCAACGTCCCGTGGTTGGAAGTATTCAAACCAGGCTTCGTTGAAGACACGTTCTTCATCCGAGATGGGTTGGTTCATCCACTCGGTGTACCAGAGCGCACCTAGTTGGCGGCGCTTGGTCTCCAGCAACGGCAACGGCCAACGGTCTGGCCACAGCGACTCGCCCGCCGGGGTGATGGCTCCAAAGCGCAAGCCAATCCAGTTGGTCAGGCGACCCTCTTTGATCTCGCCGAGCAGGCGGCTGGGCAAGTCTTCCGGGTGCATGATGGTGTTGGCCACGATGGTGAGCGCACCTTGACCCAGGTTCAGGATGACCCGCTTGAACCAGGTATAGAGCTTCTTGCGCACGGTGGCCGACTCCACCTCATCATCCTTGAGCAGGTCATCACAGATGATGTGGGTCGGGCGCTGGAACTTGTTCTTGATCCCGCGCAGCGCCTGCCCGGCCCCCACGGCCACAATGGCACTGCCATTGGCCAGCTGGAGCTTGGTCTTGGACCAGGTAGATCCCTTTTTCTGCTGGCGGCCATAGTCCGCCAGGATCTGTTCGTCCTCCTGCAGGGTGGTTTTGATGGCGTCCACCATGCCGATGGCGCTCTCTTTACTGGCGGCGCACACCACGATGAAACTGCCGGGGAAGTTGAGCGCCAGCCACAACGGCAGGGCCTGGGTATTGCGGGTGGTCTTGCCGTGGTCGCGGGGCTCGATGTCGAGGATCCCCTCATAGCAATCGCTCTCCCCGTTGATGTAGGGATGATCTGCCTCGGGGATGAGGGACTTGAACAGCTGCTCATCACGGCGCGCCAGGGTGCGCTGGGAGACCAGGCGGGTCAGCGCCAGCTGGTAGTCGGCGAAGGGCACCGGGAAGGCTTGGTGCATGTAGGTCTGACAGAACCAGGCAAAGCCGTCATCACTGCGGGCTCGTTGCCGACGTGCCTCCAACGCCTTGGCATCGAGCTTGGCCTTCTCGGCGACGACGGGCGCAGCGGCCTGCTCGGCAATCCGCTGTTTGGCCTGCTGGCGCAGTGTCTCCCGTTCGGCGGCGCTGCCAATCATGCACGCCCCCTCGGAGCCTTCACGTCAATGCGTTCAATGGCATCCAGCACCGCCAGCAAGGTGGCGGGATCTTCTTCCATCAGGATCCGTTTTAGCTCGGCTTCCAACGCCTTTTTGGCGGCCTTCACCCCCGCCTGGAACTCCATTTTAAGGCGGCCCACGTTGACCTGGGCACGGGAGATACTGGCGACGGATTCGATGAGTTCGCCCGCGTTCTTGAACTCCAGTTCATCAATCGAACGGACATACTCCGAGAGCTTCTGGCCCAGCATCTGCTGGGTCAGCTCCAGGATGTCGGTGCCCGGATTGTCCTGGATTTCCTGTAACAGCATCCGCGACTCATCCAGTGCCCGTTTGTAATTCAGCGCCACCTCTTCGTTCTTTTTCAGTGACCGCTGGATTGCCGCCCGAGAAATATCGAACCCCTCTTCGCGCAGCACCAGTTCGATGTCACGGATGGGCATCTTCTCGCGCTCGAACATCTCGATGATGCGCTCCAGCAGCCCGTATAAATCCACCTTTGACCGGCGTGCCATGTGTACCTCTTCACGTTGTCTTTCAGGGCATTGTGGCGAGATACGTGCGCGTGCGATGCCCGTGGGCAACAAGGCCTGGAAGGGATGGGGATACTGGTGCCATTCCAAGAGGAGGTGCGCCGATGGCAGCCAGTACAGACCGTTTCAATGCCCGCTTACAGCAGATGAGCCAGACCTTGGCCAAGCTCCCGGCATTGCTGGCACCCCTGGCGGTCACCTGTGTGCAGACCAACATGGATGGCCCGTTTACCGCCAATGCTGCCTTGACCCAATCACTCAAGAACCGGGGCGCCAAACCGCTGTTTGACACGGGTGAAACCCGCGCCTCGCTCACCTATACCACCGAGCCGGGGCGCTTCACGGTGGGCTCTCCGTTACCCCACACCCCGCTTATCAACAACGGCGGCACCCTGGTGGCCAAAAAAGCCAAGAGCCTGATGGTGCCCTCCACCCGAGGCCTCAAGCGCAAGGCCAAGGCGATGGGCATCAAGGGGCTGCTCGGGAGTCTGGAGAGCACGGGATGGCGCATCGTCTGGCGGCCCAAGGCGGTGCTGGGTGTGCCACCTGACGGCGCCAGCGTGCAAGGGCTGCCCCTCAAACCCAAGAAGCAGGACGGCAAGCAGAAAGCCCGCCGCCTGTGCCTGCTGTTTTACCGACTGGAGAAGATCGACGTGCCCAAACGGGAATTCATGGTGCTGCACAAGGAGCAACAAGCCCTGCTGCTCAAAGAGGCACAGCACGCCCTGGAGCGTGCCCGATGATCGTGCTGGACAAGCTGGAACAGCGGCTGGAGGCCCACTTTGCGGGGCCCGATGCCATGCACGTGGTCACCGAGCCCTCCAACGCGATGTCGCGGCGCGAGATCCGCCTCATGCCGATTGATCAGCGTCTGAATGAAGCGGACCGGATGAGTGAGTGGACCCCCTATGTGCCTTATGAGCTGGTGCTCGACCTGCTGCTTTCGGTACGCCTCTCTGGCGGTAACAGCAACAAGAGCCTTACTGCGGATGCGTTGCTTCATGCCATCGCCCTCAATGAGCTGCTGACCCAACGTCTGGTGGTGCTGGAGGGGGTGGATGAGGAGCTGACTGACATGCGCATCGATGCCGCCCCAGGCTGGCAGCTCAAGGTGGTGGGTGACGCCGAATTGGTGAATGCCAAGCGCCTGCGCAGCGGGTTTGCAGGCAACCAGGAGGGAGAAGAATTCGAGCAGCGCAAGGATGAACTCTACACCTGGCGTGAGGATTGGCAGATCAGTTTGGTGATGACCGTTCATCGCGTTTTCCCCAACCCGCCCTTGCGCCAAATCATCTTGACCAACGACATGACCGGGGAGGAGATCATCGTGCCTCCCGAGGAGGAGTAATGGACCTGAATCACGCAGCCGGCACCTTGTTTGCCCTCTCGGGCGACAGCCTATTCCAGGCGCGCCAGGTGAGCCATGCCCAATGGGGGGCTCTGGGCGAAGTGTTGTTCAAATCCTTTTTTGCCCCCAAAGACTTCCAGGACAGCCGCCGTTGGCGGGTGCAACCCCAGCAGCTGGTACAGGGCTACCCCTCGCACCAGGTAACGGGGGAGGATGAACGCATCGTGCGCATGACCATCGAGCTGCACAACGAGTTCACCGACCTGACTCGTGCCCACATCGATCTCACTGACCTAGCGGAGAAGCAGATCCCCAGAGGGCTGGTGGTGGGCACCGAAACGCTCGGGATGTTCACCGTTCGCGAGATGCCCCGCACTATCCTGGAGACCCTGCCAAACGGCACCATCATCGCCGTCAACTACCAGCTGACCCTGGTAGAAGTACGCAACGAGGAGGCCGGGCGATGAACACGCTGACCTCACTGCAGGGCGAGCGTTGGGATGCGCTGTGCGTGCGGGCCTATGGCTCACTCACCCAACCGGCGCTCAATGGCCTACGGGCAGCCAATCCCGATGCGGCCCGCCGTTCGGCAGGTTTCGTCCTGCCTGCTGGCCTCATCCTCAACGTGCCGCCCATCAGTGAGCAAGAGGCGATCACCCCCGTGGAGTTGGCACCATGGCAGCGCTAGGCCTCATTGCATACGCCGCTTCACTGACCTGGGCAAATCGCCGGGTCAGTGAAGATCTGGCCCCTTACGTCAAATCACTGAGCTACACCGACAGCTTGCGCCAGGGCAAGAGCGAACGCGACCAGGTGAGCCTGGTGCTCAACAACCGGGACGGGCTCTTCTCCGAGCAATGGTTCCCCAAAGAGGGTGACATCCTGAACCCTGGTGTGGTCTGGGAACACAAACAGGCCACACCGGGTAGCCAGGCCGCCAGCTGGGCCTGGGGCCGGTTTGAAATTGACAGCATCCGGTTTCGTTTCAGCCCCGATGAGGTGGTGATTGGCGCCCTGGCGGCAACGGCCAAGCGCGATGCCATGGAGAAGGCCCAAACCCGCGCCTTCAACAACATCCGGCTATCAGCCCTGATCGCCCAGTTGGCCGCCGAGGCCAACATGCAGGGCGTGTTCAACGGGGAAGACATGTTGCTGGATCGGGTAGAGCAGCGGGCCGAGAGCAGTCGGGATTTCTTGGCTCGCCTGGCGGGGCGTTATGGACTACCCGTGGCCAGCAAGAACCAGACCCTGTATGTCGGCGCGCCGGAGCTGCCCAAGCTCACGCTGTCCCTCAAACGCCGTGATGTGGTGGCACAGGCCGATTTCCCGATCACCAAGCGCGACACCTATGGGGCCGTCATCATCGACTACTACGACGCCGAGCAGCGTAAGCAGATCACCTATCAGGCGGGCAACCCCAACGCACCGGAGGGACGCACTATGCGCCTCTATGACGTGCCTGTGCGCAGCCTCGAAGAGGCCAAGCGCTACGCCGACAGCCAACTCTCGGCCACCGGCACCAAACAAACGGCCTTTGGCCAACTGCAACTGATTAACACTCCCCTGGCCGCTGGCCAGCTGATTGAACTGACCGACGCAGGCAAGTTACCCCCCGTGTGGAAGGTGGTCACCCAGACCACCAGCCTCGGGGGCCGCTGGATCTGCAATGCCAAACTGGAGCGCGCATCATGACCCAGATCCCGTTATCTGATCTGCCCGAGCCGCAGGTGATCCCGAACGACTACACCGGCACCCTGACCCGACTCAAGAAAAACTACGAGGCCAAAACAGGCCATTATCCGCTGGTCTCCGATCCCGAGACCTTTGTCCTGGAGCAAACCGCCTACGAGCGGGAATTGCTGGTGGACGACATCAACCGGGAGGCCAGGCAGAACCTGCTGGCCTTTGCTGGGGACGCCATGCTCGATCACCTGGGGGCCAGCGTGGATTGCCCGCGTCTGCCCGCCAGCGCAGCCCTGACCACCCTGCTCCTGACGCTCAAAGCAGGTCATGGCGCCTTTGTGCTGGAGCCGGGGTTCACCGTCCGTGCCGTGGATGGCCAGAGCCTCTTTGCAACAACAGAAGCCGTGGCAGTAACCGCGTTGCAGAGCACCGTTGCCGTGGTGGCCACGTGCCTGACCCCAGGGGCTGCGGCCAATGGCTTCTTGCCTGGTGAGATCCAGGAGGTGGTGGTAGGACACCCCAACGTGGTGACGGCCAGCAACACCGAGGTGAGCCAGGGTGGTAGCGAGATTGAAAGCAATGACCGTTACCGCCAGCGCATCTACTTAGCCCCCAGCAAGTTTTCGGTAGCCGGTCCCTATGATGCCTATGAGTACTTTGCCCTGACGGCGAACGGCGCCATCTCCAGCGTCAAGGTCTGGAGCCCAACCCCCAATGACATCTCTATTTGCGCCCTGATGACCGGGGGCGAATCCACCACCGAGGCCATCAAGGACGCCATTGAAGAGGTGGTCAGTGATGACAAGGTGCGCCCCCTGGGGGATCGCGTCACCGTCGAAGATGCCGAGCAAGTGCACAGCACGGGCACCTTCACCCTCGAGATTTTCAATGACTACAAGGCACAAGCCAACGCCATTGAAGCCCAGTTTGATGCCGCCCTGACCAGTACCCTGGCCCGTTGGAAAGCGCTACTGGGCCGCGACATCGTGCCGGAAGCACTGACGGGACTCGGTCAGAGGCTCCAGGGGGTCTATCGCTGCACCACCACGCTGCCCTGGCGGACCTTGGAGCGTCACCAGAACCCGGTGGTGACCGTCACGGCCATCAACGTGGTGGTGGTTGCAGAGAACTCGGAAGGGGGGCGGTGATGCGGGAGTGGTTTATCGCCTTCAAGGATGCCGTGGACGGCATGGGGATGACGGCAGCCCTAGCGGGGCTCGCCCTGTTTGCCGCCCTGGCGCAGGCCGCCAGCTCGGATCGCCTCTCGGTCAGGGACTTCCTGATTGGGGCCCCGATGAGCGGGTTTGTTATCTGGATGGCCTGGCTGGGCCTCAGTTACTGGGACTTGTCAGAGCCGATGCGGGTGTTTTGGTCGGGTGTTGCCGCGTTCGGGGCGCAGTGGATCCTGCGCGGCATGAACACGGTGCTGCGCGGGTTTTCAGAAGACCCGCTGGGCACCTTGATGAAGCTCAAGTCGCTTTGGAGGAAACCATCATGATGGAGCACTTGAACCTGTTGTTTGCCGCCCTCGATGTGGTGGCCGGGCTGGTGGTGATGGGGCGGGCAGTCCGCTTTCGCAACTGGGGGGTGGCGGGCTTGATGTTGGCCTATGTCCTGCTCAAGGCCCCTTACACCATCGGGCAAACCGAGTTTGAACGGGCGTTCTTCTTCTGGCTGGCTTATGACCTGGCCATGCTGGCGGCCATCTGGTTTGAGATGGGTAAGCGGAGGCACGCATGAGCGCTTTGTTGTGGCGGGCCCTGCCGTGGATGGGGTGCCTGCTGCTGGTGTGGTTATGGCACCAGCAGGGGGTCAACCAGGCTGCGGCCACCGAGCGCCTGGCCCTCACCCTGTCCCAGCAAAACGAGACCCTGACGGCCCAGGGCACCAGTATCAACCGTCTGCAGGAGGAGCTGACCCGCAATAACCAGCTCACCTTGCAGGTACAACGCCAGGCAAACCAGCTGCTCACCGAGCAGGGGCAGGCCCAGACCGACATCAAGGAAACCCTCATCCATGAACCGTGCCGCACTACTGAGTTGCCTGGCGCTGCTGCTGTGCGCCTGCGCCAGCTCGCCACCGCCGCCCTTGATAAAGAGTGAGGTGGTCAGGCTGGTCCCTCCGGCCAGTCTGACCGCCCCTTGTCCAGTACCGCCGCTAAACCTCGCTACCTGGGGCGCGGCGGTGGAAGAAGACATGCCCGCCCTGATAGCGGCACTGCGCGCCTGCGATATTCGCATGACCGCGCTGCGTCAGTGGGCTGATCATCAACAGGAGTGAACCATGAAATTAGAAGACGTATTAAACACCGCTATTCAGCCAGCATTACAGGTACTGCCGGCAAGTATGAACTCGCCAGGTGCATTGACCATACTGCTGGCTATCGGTCTGCAAGAAAGCCGTTTTGAGCACCGCCGTCAAATAGGGGGGCCCGCCCGTGGGTTCTGGCAATTCGAATGCGGGGGCGGCGTCAAAGGGGTGATGAACCACGATATGTCTCATGCTCATGCCATTAAGCTGTGTGAGTTGCGCGGTGTGAAGTTCGAGGCCCAGGCTATTTATGATGCGTTGGAGCATGACGATGTATTGGCAGCCGGGTTTGCCCGTCTTCTGCTGTGGACAGACCGACAAGCCATGCCAAAGGTCGGTGATGCCGAGGCCGCATGGGCTCTCTATTACCGGACGTGGCGCCCTGGTAAGCCGCATCGCAGCACCTGGGACGCGTTGTACGCACAAGCACTTGAGAAGATAAAAATGGCGGCATGACGCCACCCATTCGAAGTGAATAAAGGCCCGCAATCGCGGGCCTTTTCATTAGCCAAATGATACCCATTGGGTACGATTTCATAGCGTTACAAAGAGCGGTAAGCTAGGCGTCCCTTATGTCAGATAATGCAGGTAATCATGAAGAAGATAATCCTATCGCTGGTATGTCTCACGAGCATGTGGGCACCGTTGACTCACGCCGGAACCGAAGTCGCCACAGTTACAGAAAACAGAGTATTGCTGACACATTTCGATAATAAAGGTGTTACTTGGGCTGAGTGCCAACCGTTGAAGGGAGAACGCGTGGTGATCCTGCATAGAGAAGTAACGAACGCGTTAGGGATTGCAGGGATTGAGATGGCGCGGGTGAGAGTATTGGAGGGAAAATGCCAGGGGGCAGAGGGTTGGATGGGAACCCAAAACCTACTCATTTCCCGTCAATAAGAAAAGGCCCTCGTGAGGGCCTTTTCTTTGAGCACACCAGATTAGCTGGCAGGCATCCAGGAATCAGGGTCTTCCCAGACCTCTTGCACCACCTCCAGAATGGCATTCTTCTCTTCATCAGTGGTGCGCTTGACTTCAACGTCATTACGCTGGCCACGTATCACGTCAATGGCCAGCGCGGGCCAACGTGTAAGTAGACGGCGGGATGCCTCTTTCTGCAAAGCCTCCAGAGTGCCATTGGGCAACTTTTGTTTCTTGTCGATGATGATACGAAGGATCATTGTGTGGGGCTCCCATTGCTGTATATCTATACAGATTTAACTGTATATAAAAACAGTGCTTTTGCCAACCAAGATTGTTCAGCACCCAAGTGCAGAGGTAGTATGGATGTGCAACTGAGACTGTGTTGCCACAACTGGAGACAGATATGACGATTGAAGAAGCACTGGAGCCCTGGCTCTCTAGGCCTACCTGGTTCAGCTCTCACCCCTCCGATCAGAAGCAGTTCAGCTTGGCCATGAGGCAACTGAAACAACTCCCGGTAACCCCGAGCGTCGAAGAACTGGAGCAAGTGATCACTCAGCGAGCCGAAAATATGCCCGCCATGCTCGGGACTCCGAATGATATCCCTGCCGCTGCCAGGCAGTTTGCCGTCAAGATCCACGCAAAATTGTAAGTGTGGCAGATGAAACAAGGCCCGCTATTGCGGGCCTTGTTTATTGCGTTTTTGTCTTATCGGTCGCGCATTCCACCATGCTTCAAAATCAGGGATCGTGCTTCGGAAACTGGGGTCTGAAATAAGCAACGCGGTATAAATTTTATTTAGGTCATATTTTTCCATGGTCATGGGGTAGTAATCCAAATATGCCGAATCACTTTGCTCGACCCGAGAGACTATATCCTTGGTGAATATCTCCTTACACGGCTCTTGCATCTGATAAGTGATCGACCCTATTTGGCTATCGGTCATACATAGTATGTTTCTGGTGAACATCTCTTGGGGGCGTGCCACCTCTTTGACGAAGAAAGGTATTCCAAACCAAGCCACCGCACATAGCGCCAGAAACCCCAATACAACTCGGATCATATTGCCCTCATATTCATTCGGAAATGCAATAACATACGTCGGCCTTAGAAAAGACTCAACTGCTCACCAGAACGAGGGCCATTATCCGGCACCTCACGCACAAACATAAACCAACCGGAGAGGCGAAAGGCAAAGAACTCTGTGCCTTTGATGGCCCCATGGGTAGCCCGCTTTTTCAGGGTCAGTACCTCTCGGCACGGCTTGATGCGCAGATGTGGATCATTCGTCGTCATCATAATAATTGCTCCTTTTCCAAAGCCATTCGGCCAGCTCGTGGGTGTTGTACCAAGCTCGGTTACAGCCCAGATGGCTTTTCAAAATACTCATATCCAGGGTGTTCATCTGGATAAGCTGGTGGAACTCATGGGCAGGAACGCGACGATCCGGCCACTTCTCCTCAAGCAGCGCCTGTAACTCTTCTTGAGAGTTGGGCGATACCACTTCATAACGGGGGTCAATACGGCTCATTGGGGGCCCCTCCTGCAATCCATTTTTCCAATCCGGTGATGATCTGGCTGATGAGGCCCTTGGTCAGGAACCTGGCTTTACTGACGTGGGCGGTACGCTGGCAGAATCGATCCAGTGCAGGATCATGCAGTCCACCTTGCCAGTTCAGCTCCTTGCAAAGGGCTGCCAGCTTGCGCCACTGGGCATCGGTTGGCCGGTCCGGTGCGCTTCCACCAGGGCGATAGTCCGCTAGGTTGCCATCCCGTTTCAGCTCGCGTACCAGGGCGGCCAGTTGTAGTTCGGTCAACCCCTTGCATGACCGTTGCCCGGTGCGCATGGCCAACCAATCACGATAGGCGATTTCTCGCTCATCCTAGGGCAGGCAACCGAACTTCATCCCGGCACCTTTGTGCACTAGGCCATACAGGGTCTTGCGTGCAGTCATGGTTCATCCTTCTCGATAGGGAGTGTGAACGCGGGCCCCAACCAATCGCGGCCTGCCACCTTGAGCAACATGGCCGCAAAAAACTCCGACTGCTCCCGTTGACCAAAGCCGCTTTGTTCGCGCAGGGCATGGAAAAGGTCAGCAGTCTTGGCATCGACCACCAGGCGCAGTTCCTTGGTGCCATCTTCCGCCCGCTTGGCTCGCAAGCGCTTGCTACGGGTGGCTCCGTCCAGGGTCTTCTCTTTACGGGGGCGGCCAGGTCGGCGTTTTGCTTCAATCAATTTACGTTCCTCCGCCACATAAATTAATTATACAAAAGTGGCGGCGAATTTACGAACAGAAAAGGCGCCGAAAGGCGCCTCATTTGAAGGTGAAAAAAGGGAAGTGGTTTATCTGGAAGGGGCGGTGGCTTGACTCAGTTGCAGCGCCTGCTTGAACTCCTGCTCATCAATCACCGTCGCGTTCGGGGCACGCAGCAGGGTGGTGAAGTAAAACTGACCATCATAGCCAAAGAAGGTCGAACCGGCTTTGGCCACCGCTGGCATATCAACGACCAAGGTTTCCCATAAGGGAGCGAGCCTGGCACGGTCAACCTCCACGGCGGGGCGACCATCAGGGAAGCGCTCACGCAGCTGGGCTCCGGCCCGTAACTGGCCCTTGGGCACATATCGCCGTGGCACCCTGATCCCACCATAACCGGGCTCAGTCCATAGCGCCTTATCTTCCCGGTCATCAAAATGGCGGGGGGCAACCCCCACCAGAATCTGGCCATAAACCGAGGCCCCATAGACCGGTTCAGCATCCAGCGATTCAGCAAAGGCACGGGCTGCCTGCTGCATCGCCTTCAGTTCCTTCTGGTACTGGCACCATGCTTGCCAAACCGGCACATCATCACAGCGATAGTGCATCATTGGGCGCCTCCTTGAAGGGCATTCAAACGGGATGTTAACTGGCGGTTTTCCTGATCCAGTGCCACCACCTGCGACCCCAGATTGACGATCTCCTGGTAAAACAGTCCGGTGCCGACCTCCAGTGCAGTCAGGTGTTCGAGATTGCGTTGCTTGTTGCAGCTGTTACCGCAGCATTGCTCGATGTCATGACGGCCTGAATGCTCGATAGCCTGTTTAACCAGAACCATAAGCGGGCTCTGCGCTGGGGTGCCTTGCGCATGGATCTCCTCCAGTAATCGTTTCAGTTCGTGATAGGCGTGGGCATTGTTGGGCAGACTCATCACCAGGTCGGTCAGCTTGTTCTCGGCAATGCTGGCCTTGCGAGCGGCCATCGAGGCGAACGACAGCACATCGGTGATCACCTCATACAGCTGCTGCCCTAGCGGGGTGATATAGCCAGCCAGGGCAGGAAACTCCCGCTTGCCCAGCCATGTTACGATCTCGCTCACTTCTCTCTCTTGCTCAGTCATGATGGACTCCGCGAATACGATAGACATTGACCCAACCACGACGCGGGCTGCGGCCTTGATACAGATGGGTTTCAGGGGCTTTGACGGCACTCACCGGGCAGGTGTCGCTTTTGCACATCTCGCACAGGCAGGTCACCAGGTTCTCCCGGCCCGAGATGGCCAATTCGTCAAGCACACACTCCTCGATCATCTGGCTGGCGGTCATCGGTGGGCGCATTGCCATCCAGGCCAGCAGCTCTCCCCTCATGGCAGCACCTTTTGAATGTCGCGGCCCAGTTGGCCAGCGGCCATCAGTGCTTCACTGGCCAGCTGGTGTTGGTTGAAACGGTGGGCCCGATGGGCAAAACGCACCAGGCGTACGCGAACCCGCACCATGTCCCGCAAGGACAGGGCGATACAGTAGGCCTCAAACAGCTTGGTCAGCTGCATAGACAGGTTGTGATTGGTCATTGTCCTCTCCTTGTTGTGGGAGATGACAACCGGGATCCAGGCTGCTCATCAGTACCCGATCACCACATCGGGTAGACCATCCCGCCAGGTGGCGGGGTGGTTTCGCTTACAGGCTAATATTGAATGACTCGTCACAGTGCTGGCATTGGCAATAACCCCCGTCCAATTCGTCTTGCAGCACTTCCGTTTCCTCATCGCAATAAGGGCAACGAGCAGTGACCTGGAAGCGCATGATTTCCCCGTACAGCTCTTCACTCATACAACCCCCTTCATCCAGCCAGCAGCGCAATGCTAATCACCAAAGCCAGTAGGTTGGCGGCCATCCATACCTTGCTCATTTCACCTCCTGCTGCGCCTTATTGGCCTTATTGATGATGCTTTTAAGCATCTTGCGGCGGCTCGGTTGGTTATATCCGAATGCCTCCATGGCCTTCAGTACCGCCTCTGCATCTTCAAGCGCTTGCTTGGGGTCATGGATGAGCGTGCATTCCAGCGTTGATTTCGTATCCTGGACGCTGGTAAACACCAGATCGTTAATGCGTTTCATAACACCCCCACCTCTTTCAGTTCGCTGACCAGCTCTAGCCCTTCGATCTTCTTGAACTGGCGAATCAGTAATGCGCTGCTGCCGAAGTAGGGGACAAGGTATGTCCAGCCTGCTTTTTCAGGGGCATCTCCGAATACCTCCTTCATTCTTTTGGCCCCGGACCGGCGCTTGTACTTGGCGATCTCTTCCAGCTGTTTTTTGTTGTACATCGCCTTGAACTTGTGAAAGCAAACCTGCTTGACCACCTTGCTCATAAACTCGTCGGAAGCGTCGATGTCTTTCAGTTCTTTAAACCAGTCAGATTTCATGACGCCATCGATATACACACCCAACACCGTGGTGCTTTCGCTCTTGCGGCAGCGGGTAATGTCGATCTCATGTCCATGCAGCTTGAACTTCATCTGCACCCAGCCACCTTTCAGCTCGGCCTCAATGGTCTTCCACTGCTCCTTGCTTATGCTCATGCCGCCACCTTCCAGTTGCGCTGGAGAGCCATCACGCAGTAATCGATACGGCACTGCGCCCAATGCTTGTTTTGACTGTTCTTGGCTGCAGTGTGGGCGACTGCCCACATGTCACTGGCCTGGGTATACAACCCTTGCCGTTCAAACTCGGCGGCACGGCTGGCAAGTGCCTGGTACCCGTTCGGGCGTTCCCCGTTGAACTTGATGTTTTGAATACTCAATTTTCTTCTCCTGGCTGCTCATCAGTACCCGATCACCACATCGGGCAGACCGGCTCCATCCCTGGAGCGCGGTTTCGCATGGGTTACAGGGCAGCCAGGTCCAGCGGGATAGAGGCCATCCGACCTTCATCGTCCTTGACCAGGAACCGGACGTAAGCCTTGGTGCCAGAAACGATGATCGAGTCAGCAATGGCCTGCATGGCGCGGGTCCAACGTTCGTCATCGATCTTGAGCTTGCGCAGGGAGAGGATGCGGCCAGTATTGACCTTGCCCTCCCGGTCTACCTCAAAGGCGTCCTGGATGATGGCCACCAGATTCTGGTTGGCCCCGGCAGACCACTCCTTCAGGCACTCGTCGATGATGTCTTTGGCCACTTGCAGCTCTGGGCCAAAACGCAGCTGGTCAGCCATCTGAATGCGGATCTGCTCAGACCCGTCAAAGGTGCCAAACGTCACGTTGCCCTTCTGGCCACCAGGCTGGCGGTCATACTTTTCGGCCACCAGATCCAGCCAAGCGTGGCAGTTGCCAAAGGTGGTCTTCTTGAAGCGCTTCATCAGGTCGTGCAGTTCGCGGGCTCCCTGGCACTGCTCTTTCACGAAGGCATCCATTTCCAGGTCGTAGGCATCGACCATGCTTTGGGGCACCAGACGGCCCTTGCGGTCTTTCAGGTAGCCTGCGGGGATGATCATCTCTTGTTGTACGGTCATGGGGTTGTCCTCTTACTCGTTTGTTACTGTTTGTTCAGGCTGATGGTGCGCCAGATAACCCGGCAACCATCCACGTTGGCCACATAGGCCATGTTCACTTGGCTACCGATGATCTCCTTGATCTCGAAGGCCTTGTCCCGCAGGCCTGGCGGTGGTTTATCAACTTCCAGCATCGGGCTGGCAAACCCCAGCTTGGCGCTCAGTACCCTGCATTGGCTGCGGGCCATCTGGCGGCTGACCTGCTCTGCCAGGCGCACCTTGTCACTCAGTTCCATCTTCATCTCGCAACAACTCCTATGTGGTTCCAGGCGGCCTTGATGTGCTCCAGTGAGAGCGTCTGGCTGGCGCTGGTGGCGATGGAGGTGGCAACTTGCAGCAAGCGATAAAGCGAGCGCAGCGCCCCCACGGATTGCGGGATCTTGTCGTAGGCAAAGCGAATGACCTCCTTGTCCTCGATCCCCCAGACACTCATATAACTGGCGATGTCGTCCCGGCTCACGGTGGGCAGTTCCAGGCAACTGATGACCCGTGACCACACCGGGTTCATGTCCACGGCAGTGCGGGGGGCGCTCATCCGGGTTTTCACTACGTCATTGCCCAGTAACACCACCCCGATGCGGTCATCGGTCAACACCCGGATACCGTTGAGAATGCGTTCTGACAGGTATTGCGCTTCATCGATAAGCAGCAGGCCGTTGGTGCCGCTGATGCGCTGGGCAATGGCTTCACTCATCCGAGCGCGGGTCATGCCGTGGCTGGCGATCTTCAGCTGGTCACACAGCCCTTGCAGCACGGCCATCTCGTTGTTGCGAAAGGGGTCTGCGGTGAAGATCCACACATTGCTGTTCTCGGACTGGTAGTGGCGAGCGGTAGTGGTCTTGCCGACACCGGCCCCTTTGTAAACCAGCCCCCATGCACGTAGGGCCTGTGCGGTCTTCATCACATTCTGGATGCGCACCGCCGTTGGCAACGGCAGCCATTCATCCTTGGGACCACGCGCCAGGTCTTGGGTTTTGGCGCTCTCTTCACGGGTCTTGAGCCACTTCTCCAGCTTGGCGAGATTGCGCTCGACATTGCCCTTGTAAGTGCCCGTCATCAGGGCGCTCAGGACCGCTTCGCTCATCCCGGCCTGTTTGGAAACCTGCACCTGGGTCAATTCGCTATCTGTTGCCAATGCGGCATTTACTCGGTCAATCACAGTGGTCATGGCGTCAGTCCTTCTTCCCAAATAGGTCAATCAATGTGTCGGTGAAATCGATGCTGTCTGCGGTGCTTGCCGGTGTGCTGTCACACCCTACGGCCCGCTTGAAGGCTATCTGTTCTGGCAACCTAGGCAGCCCTGGCATCATCTGCACTAGTCCAGGGGCCACGCCTTGCGCGGCGCTCTCATCTTCATCTTTTTGCCGCTTCAAGGCGGCATTGCGCAGTTGGTCGGCAACCTCTGCCGGTGTCATCATCTCGGCGGTGCTTTGCATCAGCTCGACTCTGCCCATCACCTCTTCTTGTGCCAGCCGTTGCAGGCGGGCCCCGCGCTGGTCGTTGTAGCCAACGTCCTCCAGGATGGGGATAAGGCCGATAAGCGACCCCTTTTCGTCGTAGGCATATACCCCCGAGTGCAAGTTGAAGGGGTCAAACCGCAAGGACACCTGGGTGCCGATATATGGATAGAGCAGCGAGCTGTGATAACGGTTGCGCTCGCCCAGGGGCGTTTGACCTGCTTTGAGCTCAATCAACCCGCCTTCGTTAACCCGGCACTGCTCGGTGCGCATCAGGCAGAGCAACAGCTGCTGTTCGGTGGCCTTGCGCACGCTGACCTGGCTGTAACTCTCTTCGAACACCTGGCGATAACTGAGCCCGCGAGCCCTGGCCATTTCACTGCGCCGACCGGTGCGGCTGTTCCAGGCTTCGATCTCCTCTGCCAATACCGCCAGAAAGGTCTCCAGCGGGATGGCATTCTTCTGTGAGTCTGCATAGTGGGCGGGTTTCTTCTCTACCGAGTCGCCCACGGTCGCCAGGTTGAAGGCCGGGTGCTTGTCCACGTATTCACCCAGGCCGCTCTTGCCGTTAAAGGCCCGTTCAATCGGCTTGGCCCGTGCGTTACCCTTGTTACCAGCGGTATCCGCCTCCACGCGTGTCCAGGTCACATCTACCCCCAGCGCCTTCATCGCCCCTTCGACCTCTGCCGAGTCAAACTTCTTGTGCTTGCGATCCCGACCACTGGGGCGGCACATCCGTCCAGTCATCGCTTGACTCAGTGCCGCACTGCCTCGGTCAAGGGTGCAGGCATCAGGTACGCCGTAACGGCTGACCATCTGGTGCAGGGCGAGCCCCAGCATGTCGGTGTTTTCACTCACATCGACGCAGTAAGAGAGCAGCATCGAGCTGTAAACGTCCTGGAAGAACCAGGTGGTGGGGCGCACGATCTCGCCGTTGGGTAGTGCCACCCACAGGTTGTGGGTGTAGCCGTCGCCGTTGACGTGAGCCAGGGCGTGCAATCCAACGCGGGTCCGCCGCTGGGCAGGCGCCAGGGTCTGCTTGGCCTTGAACACCCCGCCACGCATCGCCACCCGCAACTCCAGCGGGATATGGGTTTTAATGCGATTCTTGATGGTGTCGATACTGGGTACAGCCCAACCGTTGAGGGCTGCCGCCCGTGTCAGTCGCTCATAACAGGCCTGAACGCTGGGAGCATCACTACGCAGCCAATCCCCTTGAAAGAAGGACCAGGCTTCCGGGCTTAATTCGGCACGCCGCTTGGTATTTAGGCCGTTCTCATCAATCAAGGCAGCCAACCAATCACCTTTATCAATCCGCTTCAGACCCGGTTTGACATAGAACCAGCGGGTCAGGTTGGAGGCGGCAACGCCTGTCTTTTCGGCAACATCGGCCATGGCCTTCTTGATACCCATGCCATGACGTTCAACCAGATCCGCCACCATCAGGCACACCTCAAACCGGCGACTGGCTTCCTGACGCTTCTTCTCGCTCGATTCCTGATAGGTGAGCCACAGCTCCTCACTGCCGGTCTCGATACGGGTCTTCACTTCACCTTTCTTAAGATCCTTCACCTGCTGGTGGAGTAGGTGGGCTCGGGTCTCCGGTGGCAGACAATCAATGTGGTACTCGAAGCCTTTGCCCTTTGCCCGCTTCTGGCGCCATTCGGCTTTTTGCTCGGATAACTTGTTGAGTTTCGTCAACGTGTTCCGTTCAGTGCCAGGCATACCGGGTAAACCAATAAGCTCTTTAACGGTAAGGAACATATTCAT